CTTGTTTCCGACCTTGTCCCAATCCACCAGAACAGTGTACCCACTGATCACACCAGCCTCTTCCATGTCGCCGATCCGGCGGAACACCGACACCCGGCTCCGATCAGTCTGCTCTGCGATCTCCGTCAAGGTCGCTCTGGCGTTGTCCGTCAGTGCTTTCAGGATCTGTTTGTCCGTCTCATCCAGGTAATACAAATCATCAAACTTCTTCATTCGTTCTTCTCCGTTGCTCTCCGGCTCTGGCCGTCGAGGTATCCAATCACGATTCCGGCAACAACCGGATCTGATTTATACTTAGTAATCAAAGCATCATTCCACTTCACGAGTGTTTCCCAATAGTGATCGTGTCCAGGATCCTCATCAGCTGGAAATTCATAGCTTGCCTTGATCAGTGACCAGAAGTCAGATAAGAATGCTGACATCTGCTTCTTATGTTCTTCTGAAATTGTCCATTTTTCTCTTTCAGTACTCATTTTCATCCATCTGCCCCACTTTTACCGGGGCGTGCCCCACTACACTTAATTAAAGCGGGGCGTGAGTTTTTCCCTCAACCATGCGGGTTTGCGGGTTTCTGCCCCGCTGCCCCACTAAAAAGCACTACTCTATACGCACGAGGTGAAAAAAATATTTTTTCTTCTTTCTCTGTATAAGGAACCTTGTTTTTCAGCGGGGCAACCGGGGCAGCGGGGCAAGATCATGGCATTTCGAATGGCAGCGGTTCATTTTGGCTCTCGGTTTCGCCTCGAATTATCCAGCCGTCTTCTTCATCCAATCCGGTCGCACGGATCGCATAGCACCTGACTCGCTTGTCATATGTACCAAATGCAATCTTTTTTGTATTCCTTCCTGTATCGCATTCCAAATATCCACGTTCTTTACACCATGCGACAAATTGCTTGGTCGAAAAATTATACTGTTTTGCGATGTTTTCCAGTGCGGAAGGAATGATGTAAATGTATTCGCCACGCCATACGCCCCAGTTGTCTCCGTATCCATTATCATCAAACTTTGATCGATTCATGTTGTAGGCATCTATGAGATGCTCATAGGCCCTGCGCATCTCCGACACCTGTTCCCGGCTCTTGATGTTGTTCAGGCAATACTGCATATCCAGCCGGACACCATCCTTAAAGATGAACTCTTCTGCGATCTCATCTGCTAGCATAAGCACGGCAAGCGGCGTCACCTGTTTTTCTTCCTTCCGTTCGCCCTGTTCCATCGCAGCTTTGCGGATCTTCTTTTCATGGCCTTTGATCAGGCCGACGATTGTGTCTTTGCCCAGAAACTGGATGGCCTTCACGAACTCTTTCCCGGCGAATCCGTAATTCTCAGACAAGACGGTCACAACTTCGTTGCCTTCACCTTCCTTGAAGATGTTGCCCGGCTCGATCTCGAAATCAAGCACACGATTGACCGCACCGCCCTGCATGGTCTCATCGGTCAGCGGGCGCTCGATGTTTGTCAGAATGATATTTTCCCATGTCGGCGTGTCCCTCATTTCGATGTTCCTGTTCAGGCGGTTCTTACCGCCACCGGCACAGAGCATATAGATTAGATCTACGAATTTATCTTTATCCCTGTCCCGGATCTTGCTCAGGTCGTCCACCATCAGCGGAAGGTGGTTAAGGATCCCTTGCCGGATCTCCAAAGAATTGGCTGTGCTGGTAGATTCGGCTATGTATCCTCTGCCGGAAGGATTCGCCCAGATTGATGCAGCCATCATCAGCGATACGGTCTTGCCCTTGCTGGTTGTGCCGTACAAATTCACGATAAACGGCATAATGTTTGCCAGCTTGAGCAGGACGCTTCCGAATGCTGCCGCCAGATATACGAGCGGTTCCTTCCTTCCAGACTTCCTGATCTTGCAGACTTCTTCCTTCCAGATCTCATAGTCCCCGGCAGAATTAACCGACTCGACAAGCGCCTTGTATGAAGCGGATCCATCGAAAATCACCTTGTCCGTATACGGAACGAACTCATCATCTGACCATCCGAATTTAGACGTTGATATCTCTGTCGGGATCACTCCGATGTTGAAGGATTCGAAATCTGACAGATACGACACAAGCGCCCTTGATGTCTCGGAAGATGCCGGGAAATCATAATCCGCCAGAGCAACAATCTTACTGTTTGACATCGCATTGCTACGATCGACGGTGATGCTCTTCCGGATCCGGTTGATCCACCATGTGATTTCGAGCTTGCTTTTGCCGGTTTCCTTGTTGATTAATCGTTTGCTAATGATAATCGGATACCGGCTTGCGATGATGGTTTCTCGGAATGCCTGCGCTGTCACGCCGGACTCGCTAACGTTCCACCTCCCTGTTCGAAATTCAGTCAGGCTGTCATCATCCATTACGCATTGATAGACATTCGAGACAGCTGCCTGACGCTGCTTTGCTTCCAGCTCCTGCCGGGCCTCTCGGATCTGTTTCCTCTGGGCCTTGATCAATCGATCAAACTCTGTCTTGCATCCGACCTGTTTCGCCTGTGCCTGAATCTTGACGATCGTGCTTTCCCGGATGACCTCATCCTCTTCAGAGAAAACCTCACGGATCAATTCATCTGATGTGAGCTGCTCCCTTGTGAGATTCTGCATGTTTGATAAGTCCATCCCTTAATCACCCTCTTTCCGTCTTCTGGATGTCAAGCAGGCGAGCTAATGCCTCATCGGCAGCTGCTTCAATCTTCACAATGTTGTTGCTGGCCTCGCACCATGCATCACTCATCGGTTCCAGACCACTGATCAGCTCACGCTGTTTGGACAGCTCATTGCAGGCATGGAGATAATTGCTCTGTGCATTTTTCAAAGTGCGATCCTTCCTGCTTTGTTCCAGTTCCCGGCGCTTGATGCGCATGATGGCGGCATCGGACAAACCTTTTCCGTAATCACCGCCCAGCTTTTTGAAAGCTGCCTTAAAGTCACAGTGCTCTATGCGCTCAACAAACTCGAAGATATCGCCGCCGACATGGCAACCGAAACAATAGAAACTGTCTTTGTAAATCTTGCAGGATGCTGAGTCTTCCTTGTGAAACGGACAAATGATGAATCCTGCGTGATTCGGTGCAAGGCCGTACATGCTGAGTACATCCCGCATGGAATATCTTGATTTGATGTCATCCACTGTCGTTCCCATTCCCCAATATCTCCACAATCCGGCGCCCGGTCTGTCGCTTGTCGCAGAACTCAAACCGGACGCCATACTTCTCTTTCATGGTGTTCAACACCCGAAAAAGTTTCCACCCGTCCATTGCCTTTGGCGATGTCGCTTTCCTGGGATTATTCCAGAAGTAAACATCCTCAAGGCACTTAATACCTCCACCATGCTCACACAGGATCACGATCTGAATGCCAGCCTCTTGCGCTCTGACAAGCTCTGCCCGGAACCGGTCATGTTGCTGGCAGACATTTCCGCACAGCTCTTGCAGATCCTTTTTCCGGTCAACCACCAGCCTCGGATTATCCAAGGACTGGTAGTCGCCACAGTACAGCTTTGACCGGAAGTGCTTCACGCCCAGAGCGTCAAACTGTTGCTCGATGCGCTCGATCTGGCCTGCGTGCTCCCGTGTGTCACACTGAATCGTCATGTTTATCGATGCCATGATAGAACCTTATGACCTTTTTGCTTGTGGTCTTGCAAGGGAACGGCAAAACGCCATTGATGCAGATATCCTGTGCGTGTCTGACTCTGGACAGAGCAACATAAAGCTGCCCAAAAGCGAAAATTTCCGGCTTGAAGTTGACCTTCTCAAGCGTCATGCCCTGAGCCTTATGGATTGTGAATGCATAACCCAATTTGAACGGATACTGTTCCACGCTTCCGACTTCTTCTGATCCGATCTTCTCCACGACTTCATATACAGGATTCCCGTTTTCATCGACAATAGGATTCCCGTCCGGATCCTTGCGCTGCTTCTTCGTGGTATTCACTACCGGCTTCGTCACGTTCCAGACATTTTTACCGACAGTTGCCGTCCTGCCGGATCCATCAAGCCGGATCTCCACCAATTCTGTGTCATCGTCGTATCCGATGACGGTTCCGAACTGACCGTTCACATAGTTATCGCCATTGATGAGCATCATTACACGAGCACCGACCTTGAAATATAGGTTCTCTTCTGCATTCGAGTCATCAATCTTTGCGTCTCCGGACAGAGTGGCCTGTGAATAGATCGTCTCTGTCTGAATCTTGCTCAGGCGCAGCTCATTGATAGCCGATGCTGACTTGTTCGTCCCACAAATAGAAACGGCCTCATTTTCCTCAAACGCTTCGGCTCTTGTGTTCATATCGAACCAATCGACAACGGCAAACAGCTGCCCGTCATCATCCAGGGAACGCAGAAGGTTCAGCTGCTTATCAAATTCAAGATCATCGCCTGTCCTGACCGGTTCCCGAAGAATCAGGTTGTGGAAATTCGCCAGTTTCCACGATGTGGATTCAAATGCATACAGCTTGTCTTTATACCGTTTGCGGAACAGTTCCCGCTCACGCTTTCCCAGAACCGGCTCCAGCTGATAGAAGTCACCGCTCACGATCACCTGTATATCCTTCCGCTCCGGTTCCCTGCCTTCCTTCTTTGCGAGCCTCTGTTCATCCCTGTTCCGGATGTCGCTTGCCTTCTGGATCTCATTCATGAGATAGTCAAACAGATCTATCCGGCACATTGAGATTTCATCAATGATCACGATGTCAGCTGCGATCAGCTCTTTGTGAGGCTTGCGACCGTTTGTCTCGAAGATGTCCGTCTTACTCAGCTTGAATGCCCTGTGAATGGTGAAGGCGTTAATCCTCGCCCTGTGGTTATCCCATGCAGCTTCCTTCAGCCGGAGCGCAGCTGCTCCTGTCGGCGCACAAATCAACATACTCTTGTCGGCTGCGTCCATTCTGGCAATGAAATCTGTCAGGAGGAATGTCTTTCCGGTTCCGGCTTTACCTGTCAGGAAACAATTCTCTCCGGATAGCAGGATGCCTAAAGCGGCACCCTGATCAGCGTTCAATGTTCTCATTCAATCACCCCTCTCAATCATTTAAACGGCAGCTCTTCATCCACATCGTCAGGAATGTTCATGAAACCACCATCCGGCAGCGCTTCCGGCATCTTTCTCGGAGCATTCGGATCAGGATCCAGCTCCGCCTTCTGTGATTCTGTCAGCAGCTTCTCTGTTGGAATCTGTGCCGTTTCGGCCTTAGAATCCTCGCAGAACCATCTCAGCTCCGATTTTGTAAATTCCTTACCGTTGTACACATCATGAACAACGCCAAAGACGCCGCCGATCTTCTTGTTCTTAAACTGTGCGCCCCATGCCGCCGGATCCTCGACCCACTTGATCGAGCAATCATTCGACTTTTCAAAGCAGGTGCAGAATGACTTAAAGCCCCTGCTGGTCTTGCTGGCGTCCTGATAATCCTGTGTCATGATGTAATTCGTGCCACGATGTGGCCATTTCTTATCCGGTCTCTCATCGTTTTTGAACTCGGTCATGAAGACGCCGGCCTGAGTATCGTTCTGAGCGCAATCGAACAGAACAACAATCATCGGCTTGCCGTTCTTGCTCTGGGTCTCATTGACCTGCTTGATGATCAGATGATGTCCGCCCGGAGTGATCTCTTCCTTCTGCTGGTATCCGCTCGGCGCTTCGTCATATCCCTGAGTTTTTAACATTCTCGTTACCTCCGATTTCTGTTGCAGACCACTTTTCCGGGTCTGTGTACTGTGACATTGTTTCGCCCATCACATTGTGACGGACATTATTGATTGCTTGCCTGACAGAGAGTGCGGAAGTCTCTCCAACCAGCTGCCCGGCATAGAAAACCTTGTACATACCACGAATATCCTTCGGCCTTATCATTTGGTCGCCTCCGGAACTGGTATCTCGTAGTAACTCCTGATTGCCTCTTCAACGAGCTTCATGTCGTTGTCGATCCGCTCTGACTCGAACATTCCCATTGGGGATTTGCTGACAGCCATGTCTTCAGACTGTGTGATGAAGGCATAACCCTGCGAATCCTTCACAGCCCGGAGCACAATCGTGAACATTCCTTCAATGGTCACTTTTTCATCCAGTAGCTTCCCAATGGTCTTTGGTCGAATGTTCCCGAAGTCATCCTGCTGCTCATGCATCATCATGTATACGATCTTGTTTGGAGGGAGCTTATTGATGATGAACATGATCAGGTTCCAGAAGTTGTCTGCCATGGTGTTGTAGAACTGGAACTGCGAATTCCCGGAGCCGACGTTGCTATGGCCTCTCATGAAGGAATTGGTAATCAGGTATCCGGCGTCATCAATCACAATATTGTGAGCCTTGGAAGCTGCCAAACACTTCATGACTTCCAGATAGTTGTCCGTGGGCCATCCGTTGATTTTTCCCTTGAACGGTAACGGTTTATCGAGAACCCGAATTAGGTTCCAGTCAGGATCCCCGGCGCACTTCCGCAGGGATGTGGATTTTCCAGCCCCGCTTTTGCCAATAATCAAAACTGGTGTCGCCATATTGTTCACCTCACTTAATGATCATGCTCTGTCTGTCTTCAATGTGCGCCCCAGGAACACTGACTCCGGCATTGATGTAATCCTTGATTGCAGTCTTGTTCGGTTCCTTCCTGATCCTGACGCACAGCTCCGGAAGCTCGTTCTCATCATCGACAATGACAGCAGATGTCTTGCGATAGCTGATAGAACACCGGGCCGTCTTGAACTTCTCACCGGCAAGCATGGCCTGAAGATAGCGACTCAGTGAGTCGGATTTCCGCTTTGCAACAGTCGCTCTTGCGTCAAGGTTCTTCTTCTCCGCATCCAGTGCAGCGGCCTCTGCCTTCAGATCCTTAATGAACAGGCAGATGTTCTCTATCTTTTCATCACGATCCAGCTGGAGCTGCTCCAGTGCTGATTCGTCCAGAATCTCTCCGGTCTCAGGATCGAACCCGAGCTCGATCGCCTTCTGGATCTGTTCGTTGATCTCATACAGTGTCATCGTTTTCTTCTCCTTTCACATTCCAATTAAATACTTCCTCTGTGATCCGCTTCATGATCCTGTCCGGCCTTGTGACATCCA